TAAAGTAAGAATCATGAGTCTCCACCCGTCTTCTCTTCCACCTTCCCAGGCTTCCTAGGGACCAATACAAATGATTCTTACTTTAGAGTAGCTATGGAGGCGAATGGAGGTCCTGTCGGCCAGCATTCCGTACTTTCTACTAATTCTCCTGGCCTTGGAGGGTATACACCGACAGGGTCTAACTACAAGTTAGCACGCAGTGGATTAGATGGGCACCTAGGAAGTTTCAAGATGTACGGAAAACCCCTATCTACTAAAGAGGTACTTATAAATTATAATGCACAGCGTCCTTTCTTTACAGGAATCACTACCCCCTTTAGGCTTCTATAATGGCTAGTTACGGAGATTTACAATTTGTTACTACTAACAACGTACACGCTGTTAAGGGTTTAGCATGGCCTTGCCTTACGGATAATACGGGAGGTATGTTCTCTAGAAACTTCAACGAGACCTCTATTAAGGATGGTCTAATTCAGTTACTTCTAACTCAGAGAGGTGAACGTCCTATGAGGTTAGACTTTGGTACAGATTTACGTTCTTCAGTATTTGCGCCAATGGATTCATATACGGTTGAAACTCTAGAAAACTCTATCCGAACTGCAATAGAGCGGTACGAACCAAGAGTAATTATAAGAAGTTTTTCTTTGACCCCCCAAACCGAAACCTCGGAAATGTTTCTAGAATTAGCATTTTCTATAAAGAATAATGTATTCACTACAGAGGGAATTTACCTAACTGTAAACACGCAAGGAGTTACTATCAATGGTTGACCAAAACGTACCAAATTCAAACCCCGCCTTCGACTCTATTTATAACCCTAGCGGGTTTGATGGTCAAGTAACTTCAGACTGGCTCCGCTTAGGAGGTATTCCAGAGGCACTTAAAAAAGATTTAATTGATTTCTCTACAGCAGATTTCGATGAGTTTAAAGCAAGCTTTAAAGAGTATGTGAAATCTGTTTATCCTCAAGATTACAATAATTTTGTTGAGTCAGATTTAGGTCAGATGCTTACAGAACTATTTGCCTATCAAGCCGCTGTCTTATCTTTCAAGGCCGATGCTTTAGCGCAGGAGAGCTATATTTCTACTGCTAAAACCTCTGAAGGGTTGCTTAAGCTTTTGGAGTTAATTGGCATATCCTTAAGAGGTCCTGTTCCTGCGAAGGCTAATGCAGTGTTAACGGTTACTGATGAGACGTACGCTGTTACTGGTACTGACACCATGACAATCCCTCAAAGTGCCAGAAATGTCGATATGATTAGCACTAGAGACAATTTACCTTTATCTTATACACTCTATGACGTAGATGCGAATGGAAATATAGATATGGAAGCTGCTAATATTACATTAAATGCTGCTGATTTCGAAGACGATGGTCTTACCGCGTCTAATCTACTTCTACTAGAAGGGAAGCTGCAGACCCAGGATGGGACCTTTTTAACTGGCTCAACTAGTCAGGTTATAAAATTAACGTTACCTTCTGTAGTAGAGGGTAGTGTCGTGGTCTCCTCAGTAGATGACTGGTTCACTGAGATTGATAATATATGGTTTGCGTCTGCTGGAACCCCTGCATTTCAGCTTGTTTACAATGAAGACTTTTCCTGTGAGTTACGCTTTGGGGATGGTGTTATCGGTAAAGCCCCTCCCCCAGGCTCAGAGTACAGGGTAATGTATCGTACAGGAGGAGGCTTGAGAGGTAATGTAGGTTCCAACTCTATCTCTAAATCTGACACAGCTCAGTTCAGTATTAGCCCTGGGACTCCCAGAGCATTCTCCCTTACAAACAACAGACCAGGAACAGGTGGCGTAGACGCTCAATCCCTAGAGGAGGCTCGTCGTTTTGGTCCTATGTGGTTTGCGGCTCAGTATAGGGCTGTGACTGGGCAAGATTACACCGCATTTGCTAATCGCTTCAGGAGCGTTCTAGGTAAAACAGGTAAAGCTTTAGCAGTGTTGCGAGACAACGGAAGCGCGGGAAACATGATTGATATTTTTGTGCTTCAAAAAGCTACCGAAAATCACCTGGAAAGAGCAGCGTTTGAATTTAAGTCTGAGTTATTAACCTATCTAGACAAGTACAGAATGATGACTGATGAGCTTACTATTGTTGATGGTATAGTGAGAACTTTAGATTTGGTTACTACCCTCTATATCGACAAGCAGCAAAAGCTATCTTCTGAGGATGTTAAGCAACGTGTCGCAGGTCTTATTCAGGAATACTTCTCTACAAATGTTATGGATTTTGGGAAGCCTCTCATTTTAGCTGAACTTATTAATTATATTCTAGGAGACCCAGGAGCCCGATTCTTCTCGATTGACAATTACGCTAATGATATTTATGTAGATTTTAATGAAATACTACAGTTGAATAATATAGAGATAAACGTGCAGTACGTATAATGTCCTCATCTACTACAAAGTATAACTATATCGAAATAGTAAACCGTATGGTTCCCGAATTTTATCGGGAAACGGATTTTCGCCTTTACGGAGAGGAGGAAGATGTAAGTTTAACCTTCCTAGGCAAAATGCTAAAAGCTGCTATTCAAAATGATTTATACTTGACGGTTAGTAGTTTTGATTTAACGGAACGTATGCCAACATCTGCTGTGGCGAAATACTTTGTTCCTAACCAGCAAACTAATTTAAGTCCTAATGACTTTCAGCGTAATATTTTAGCTCCATACGCTTTAACGTTCGATTCGTTTCAAACTCAAGAGGAGCTTACTTCCTGGTTCACAGGCACCTTTCTCCCTGACGCTGAATTAAATAACCCTTCAGGATTGCTGTCTCACATGTCAGGGTTAGCGTTTGGGTCCTACTCCTCACTCTCTTCTGTTCATGAGTATTTAATAGAAACTATGGGAATGTTTTATTTCCTAAATACATCTTCTTTAAGTGCTACGAATGCATCTGGAGATGCTTCCGCGTTAATGGTTGAATATATGATACCCCCTTTATTTAAAGGGCAAACCTTAACTACGAAGAATGCGTTAAATTCCCTGTTTAGATTTTTCTGGGAGGGTAGAGACGACAGTACGTATTACGGAAGCTTCTTTCCTTATAGCCATGCAAGCTCAACCACCTCTTTATCGGCTAATGAGTACCTATCTGGGACTCAGATGTTTACTGCTATTCAAAAACAGTTGGAGACTTGGACTGATGACCGTTTAAAAAATAGTTCCTTTTATGAAGACTCTTTAAGCGTGCTATTAGACGGCACAGGAGGATTCCCTTCTAAGATGAGGGATGCTGGACCCTTTCAGAGGTTCCTAAAGGCTATTAGTTTAGGCATTGCTGATATAAACTTAATTATAGAAGAGATAGGAGACTTATTAAGTATAGATGACTGCCCTGAGAAATTCTTAGAGTTGTTGGCGAATAATGTTGGATGGCAATTTCTTACGGGTGACTACTCCAAATGGAGAGCCCAGCTAAGAAACGCCGTAATGATGTACAAGACTAAAGGTAGCGTTGTTGGGTTTGACGCAGCCTGCAGGTTAATATTCCCAGATGGGGTATTCGCCGCTTCTGATGTGGGCGAGACATGGGAATCCTATCTCCCTAAATTGCTTTACTACCTAGTAAAAACAGAATCTTTTATTGCTAAAGAGGGTTTAGAGTTTAGTTCTGTAAGTACAACGTTTAGGGATTCATGGCCTTCTGGTGTGAGGTTCAATCAAGCTCCCCCTACCTACTCGGATGCGAAAGATAGAAATTACAGATTTTTAGTTGACGGCATCTTGGAAGATTACTCTAACACCTTTTCAGCTATCTTAATCGGAGGTGTACCCTTTAAAGATAATAAGGTATGGGAGTGTCTTCCTGCCTTGAACGGGTTAAAGGGGTTCTATCACAGGAATTATCCTTCTGATTCTCCTACAGGCGATGTAGGATTTCATGTTGCCGTACCCCCCTGGGAGAAGTATGGGTTCTATAAAGAGTGCGAGCTAACTCCTGCGCGGGTTAATTTTTTCTGCCGTGCCTTATCAGGAAGCCGCAACGATTTTGGGTTTGAAGTAAACGAGACCTACGTTTTAGCTTTTAAGGATTATGTGATGAGCGCTTTGAATCAAGTATATGCACTCTCAGGCGCTCCTGCCCTTGGCGCTAATAACGGTTTCAGGTTCTTTACAAGCGCAATGTCCTTACCTCCTAATTACTCTAAATTTGTGGAGTACGGGCATACTAGCGCTTTGAGTTTATTTGATACTTGGAATACAAAATCTTCCTTTATTTTTGGAGCCTTTGAAGCATCTTCCTTAGATTATACAGTTGCACGCTACGATTCCTTTAGAAACAAAGCGGCGTTGCAAGTTTACGTAGATATCCTGAGAACTTTTCTCCCCTTGCATGTGGTTGCTCGTATAACACTATATGAAGATTTAGAAGACACTCATACAGCCCTAGGGAAGCTGTGCATTCTAACAGATAACTGCCTTGATGATTGGAATACAGAGTATCTACGGTCTTATAGGACTGATTTTTGGGCAGGGGCAAGCGGAACAGGTGCCCTAGGCACCGAAGGCATAAATGGAGATGGTAGAGTTCTTCCTTTATGGGTCAGCGCAGGTTCAAATAATTTTTGGTATGTTTCGGCTACCGACTTAAATAGAAACGCCTCTCGTAGAAGGAACTACCGCTACGCCCTTCCATGTTATCCCTACACTCGACCAGGAAAGGGCCAGCCCATAGCCATGAATCATTATGGTATTGCTACTTCAAACGCCACCCTTAATGAGTACACTACTACCTGGGAGTATATTTCTAAAGGGTTTGAGTACGATACACAAGATTATTTGCCTATGTCTTCTACGGTATGGGACAATAGCGGGTTTTTCTCAGGTACTGATTGTACGCGAGAAGGGTTGATGTCAGTCGATTTCGCTTTATCCTCCCTTTTCCCTTCCCGCGCAGTACCTGAGACAAATACAGCTTGTAGCTCCGTCCCAATCCTTAGAAATAACATGAAAGGGGTTATGAAGGCTATGACCTCTAGAACCATTCGCCGTAATTCAAATCCGAGATTCTCAGATTTAGATTATAGGAGCTTTGATTTTGGAGATAGTGTTCATAGCAGTTACCATATTTATAAGAATGAATTTAGTAGTATCCTAGCAAATACTGTAAGCCCTAATATTCCTTATTATGGGGGTTATAATTTTATATCTTATGCTTATGGCCCTACTTTGTGGAATAGCGATTTTAGGTACAAAGGACTAATAGACGATAACGTAGCTGGGGCTCTAACACCCCTACCGCAAGGACAGTACACTGGAGGGTATGAACTCCAATGGTCTTCTGTAGTCGCTCCTAGAGCCGCTGCGGGGCTTAGGTACGCAAACTATGATAAGAGGCTTATGACGATTAGTGACCGTCCTTATTTATACGCTGCTCCTGACGCTTCTTCCGAGTATAGCTTGTCGGGAGTTTACAGGACTTCAGGAGAATACATTACTAATGAGATTTTATCAGGGATACAATTCAGGCAATCGCATTCAAACTCTAAGTCTTTTGCTGTAGTAAATAACGGAGACAAAGACGCTGTATTAAACGCCGCTTTAGGTGCGAGTATTGCCTTATTTTCCCCTGACACTAACCCTCTTGAGATTGTAGTTCCTTTTGACCCTCAGTATGCAGGCAATCAAAAGTTCAATAAGCTTAGACCTCAATCCCAATTTAAGGTAGATATTGCAGCTAGAACTCAATCTAATTTAGAAGTGCAAAGCTTAGCTGTAGAGCTTAGCACGTCAGGTGTTCTTGACGATATAGGCGCAGTTGTTGAATGGAGATTCTGTTGGAGGGATGAGAAGTGGATTCCATCGACGACAGTAGATGACCATATATTTACGAAAGTATTGCCTATAAGCGTGACTGCTAGATGCCCTGAGACTTTATCTGCATCATTTCACACGCAAGACATATTTACAGTAAAATCTATCCCCTGTGGAGATACTTTTAAATCAGGAGATGTACATACTTCCTCTACTGGGTATCTTCTAAAGGTTAAAAGTAACACTACAAATGATATTTTTGATAACACCGTAAGGGATGGTATTGTAATTTATGAAATTTCCGTGGTAGATACTGTACTAAATCAATCCATGAATTACTTTAATAGCAAAGAGATTGATACCATTTATACATTCTGGGATGGCCTAACTACTACAAGTTACTCTCGTGATGCGACTTACTCTACATCCTCCTTTGAGGTTTCTGGGGGAAGCAAGGCAGAGTACGTAGAGCTTCTTGGAGGTTCTACTAATAGTGGGTCAACAACTGAGGGCTCATACACATACAGAAGTTTCAATATGAAGGACTGACATGCAAGGAACACTTTCAATTTATCAAGGGTACTTAGACGGGGGAAACCCCGTTACTGAATCCACGCCTATTATACAAGAGAGAAATCTTATTGTAGATGGGATGAAAGAGCATGTAGTGAATATGCTTACGCGTATACCTGCACCCTCCGCTATTGATGCTGATGTATCCTCTTCGTATAATGTTTCTAACTTCACCGTCCAAGGGTTCACTTTAAGCCCTAACCGTTCAGCCTTTGATAGAGTTCATGCTTTAGGCGCACTTTCTGGTTATGTATCTACACCTCGCTCGCCCTACAACAACACGGTGTATAAAAACCTAGACCCTTTAGATGGTACGGTTTGGGCTTATAACTCAGATATCCCTAACCATCAATTCTCGTCAGTAAACGTTTCTGGTGGCATTACACCCAACGCGCAGTTAACAAATACCGATTTTTCATTGTTAGACCCCCTGTTATTAAACGGGAACTTTAGGGATTATTCTCTAGACAGAGCGTTGTCGGGGGTTCATATGAACGAGATACTCTCGCTATACGAATTGAATGGTTGGGAAGTTTATAGCGTCTTACGTTATGGTATAACTTATTCCGACTTCCAGGACTCCGTCAGATTTGGTTCATGTTCCAGGTATAACTTAAAGGATGTTTCTGGAATTTATAGCTTTTTATCTGGTACTACCCCATCCTCCACTTATGGAGAGGAGGACGATGGTATACTCTACATACGCTCTTTTCAGGATGCACCGCAAGTAGCTGACGGTTCTGGGATTGTAAAATTAAAACAGCATTTTTCCGTAAGAACTCCTGAAATTCTTAAAGAAGCAAGAGTGGATGGTACTGATAATGTACTCGCTGAAATAACCGCGCAGTTCAGTTCTCTTTCAGGAGGAGCGAATTCAGAGATTCACCTTAACGTACGAGACCGAAACGATGGAGAGCATTATAATTTTAGTGCTACGGCAGGTTTAAGCAGAAACTCTTGGGGTGGAAGTGGCGCTCCCCTTGTATTGAATGCAGCAGCAGGCGTTAGTGGTACCTTATCTGAGTTTATTAACATACCTTCTTCTAAAGCTAACCATACTTTTAGTGTTGAGTTCGAGTTTTACTGTCATGATTTAGCCGATGTTTTAAAGTGTTATTTTTGGAATTCTAATGTAAACTTACTGCAGGGATGGCGCTGGGGGAATATTTTTTCAGGGCAGGGAATGCATCGAGTGTGGGATAATGACTATCGAAACCCTGCATTGTTTATAAATGCTGAAGGCTCTGTTGGAGCCGCTCCGACTGCAGTACCCTTAAGTAGCACAACTTATCTGACGCAGCCTTTTAAAATGGAGCCTCTTAAAAAGTACTCTATTATAACTGCCTTTAGCGGTACCGCAGCGTTCACAGCAGGCTCTGACATTATTAATACTGCTATCGTAAAGAGGTTTACTTCAGATACAAGTTCTGCTACAGGTTATAATTACTTGTCTACGTCAAGTAGTTTCCCTTTACGAGAAACAAGACTTCCTTCAAATTTTGCTTTTTCACCTGAGTACCCTCCCACGACTCCACCTAATAGCGTAGATTTGCAGTCTGCTACAGTGAGACCTTCGGATTTATGCTTAGAGGTTTCTGGAGGAGCTACTGTAAGTGGAACCTTTGAGCTGCCTACTAATAACCCGGCCCTATTAAGTGGAGAGGTAATAAGAACTTTCAGGACGGGAGTTGTCGCAACGGACCATCTGAAGATTTCCCTGAGAACCGTAGGCTTTGACGCTAACGGTAATCAGCGATGGTTTAATTTTAAGTCTGGGGGCTGGGAGGTATCGTCAGGTTCCGTAAGCGCTAGTATTTACCTAGACTCATCCTCTATTTATGGAAGTGGCTTTGCGGCTTTTAACGCACCTCAAATTGAACTTAACACTCTTATAGGTATTGTTAAGCCAAATGATAATAACGCATACGACCTTCTCTTAGCTTTAGAGAATGGAGGTACAAACCCCGCATTCGTTAAAAACTTACGCGTTAACTCATACCCAAAAACCATAGCGCAAGACACTCAGGAGGCGTTTAATTTTACTAGCCCACGAACCAACCAGTGTTGGCATAATATAACATATTCAGGCCAGAACATATTAAGCGGTCTAACGTCTGGAAATGTACCTAATTCTAATACGCAGGCAACCTCAAACACTATAAATTTACTAGGGGCGTATCCTATCGAGGCAATGTATGATTCTTCTGGTTCGTGTCATGCCGCTGATTCTGATTATAGGCTATACTTAATGCAAAGCACAGCAACGACTGGAGGTGCGGGGAAAGCTTATAAATTTAATACAATAAACATAGTAGACGATTCGTTAGTTGCAGCTACAGGTACACCCGACAAGGACATTCTAACCTCGGAGACTTATGTAAACACGCAAAGATTTGATATTATTAATCAGCCTTATGTTGAGTGGGCGGATAATTTGAATGTTTACCCCCCTTCTAGCCTTGTTCATACTGGCGCGTGCCTTCAATCTCCTGCGTCTATCGCATTTAATGGCGCTCTTAATCAGTCCAACGCAAGCTTAATTTTAGCTGCTAATAATAACTTTATTGAGGGAGACTACCCCTCATGTCAGTTATCTTATATCGAAAACCTAGACGAAATCCACCTCCCTACAAGCGCCACTCAAAGGTCGTTTACTTTTCAGTATAATGAAGCTGCTAATACTGTTTGGTGGGGCCCAGAACCTAACATAAAGTGGAGGGCATGCGCTACAACCAAAGATGGAGCCATAGTATGGTGGAGTGCGAGCGAAGGTACGTGGAGTGAGTATGCACTTTCGTCAATACCTAATAATGAGTATGATGGTGGGGTTCTTCAGAGGGCCACTAGCAGTGAGATTAAAACTGCCACTAGTACAAAATACGACCTTACAAATGAACGTTTCGATAAGACTACTAAGATAAAAACCTCCATCTTTATGTACAGTTGGGCTGCGAACGATATTATTACTCTGCGTAATTGGAAATTTTACACAAATGGTCCTTACCCTGAAATGGATATGCCCGAGTTCCCAGCCCCCAACCAAACTACTGTACAGTCACCTATCACCCCCTACGCAGAGTTAGGTCATTATACTAACCAAATAGCTTTATCAGCCTCTCTATCATCTATAAACTTGGATAGAGCTTTAGGTAATATTAACTGGGCTCCCTCCGCTGGGCTTGCTATTAGCGGGGTTGAGGCGAAATCTGCTTTAAATGCATACGACGTAATTAATTCTGATGGGTACGTACTATTTGGATATGAAGGTCCAAAAGACCAAGGAGGCTTTCCTTATTATGTAAATGGCTTTAACGCTACAAGCTCTACAAGCTCTATGACCTATACATTAGATGTTAGCTCTGGAGCCTTAGATTACTTCCAGATGCAGGGAGGTGTAGGAGCGATAGGGTTACACACATTTAACGTAGATGAAACCTACAGGAAGCTTAAAACAAATGGGTTCAATTTGAGTGCCATTTATGACACTTCGGCCGCTACCGCCGATAGCCTATATAACTTAAGTGATGTAACTAGAAACCCCGTATTTAGATTAGTGGCTAAGAAAGTTTTTCGAACGCCCTTGTCATACACTACGGGAGCTAATAAGTTTATTCGTCTTAGTTGGGAAATTAGATTTATATAATGGAAACCATTTTAGATTACGGGTCTGGAGACAGGATTAAAGGCCACCTAGAAGTCATCAAGCTTTATGTTGATGGTACGGAGGAGGTGCATTTTTCAGATAAAAACGTCATTACTTCTGGAATGGGGTACACTTTACTGGCGGCGTTCGCTTCTTCAGGACCTGGGACAGTAGAACCGTTTCAAATTCAATACTTTCAATTAGGGACTGGTGGAAACTATTCCCGTCAAGTGTCTTCTACTGGAGATTTAGCGGCCCCTCTTACCTCTGTACAGTACGGGACTGCAAACTTTGAAATCAGTACTCATGATTTAAGCTCGGGTACGCCTACCGCCAACCAGGTTTTTGGAATTATTCCGTGGCCTTATATTAAAAAGGTAAGCCCTACCCGCGTAATGTACCAGATAATGGTAGGAGACGAGGCTGTAAATGGTATTACTATTAATGAGATTGGCTTATTTAGTAGAAATCCTAACTCCTCTGCGACTGAGGGTAGCTATTTATGTGCCTACAGGTACTTCACCCCACTTGCTAAGCAAGATTCCTTTTCTGTGCTATTTCGCTGGACTATTGAATTCTAATGGACCGTATTTATAATTATTTTGATATTGAGGGCGGAGACCAAAACCTTTCAGGGTATGCTTTCCCTGCGGTTTATAAGCACGATGCTAGTGGCTTTTATAACTGGGAAGAAGATAACTTACCTATTAACGATTTAGAGACTCGCTCGGATGTATTCAAGCAATATCTTGGCTTGGACACTTCTCTTACGGGAGTAACGTTAACGGTTTCTGCTGATGCTCCAAAATCAGCGTCAAGCGTGGGCGTGTATCAAACCGTTCAACAAGCGTTAGAGGTTGTACCTCGCAGGGTGCGAATACCCGTACTTATTGAGATTTGTGATTTTGGGGATTTAGGCGACTTAGAGATAAAAGATATTCAAGGGGAAGGAGACGGAGGGTTACAGATTACCTGCCGCCAGTACCTAGAAGATTTTGGTGTAACAGGCCCTACCTTATCTGCATCTTATACATATGGCCCTAGCGCTTTGCAAAGTATGCCTACTGAGCTTACAGCGGCTGGATTCCAAGCATCTTTGTATGCGGTATCTTCTACTCGGCTAGGTATTTCTTGTTCAGCAAGTGAGCCTTGGGATAGGCATGGACGTATGTATGTCCAAAAGAGAAACAACTCACAAGATGAGGTGCAAACACTTTGTTATGCCCCCTGGCCTCGCGCGAATGGGGTTACGTTCAGTGGTACTACGGCCAACACCTTTAACTTTGAGGGGTACAGTGAATTAGATGACATTACGGTGAGGGAGGATGCTAATCCTATGGCGGGTAGTATGCCACTTATCGAAGAGAGGTTGCCTCTTTTAAATACTGATTCTTTAATGGGAGTGGCTTATGGAGCATCATTTAGAAAGATTAAGATTAGTAACTGCTCTAGAGTTAAGTTGAAAAACGTATGTGTAGATTCCGCTTCAGGGGCAGACTTCACGTATCCTAATAATGCTCAATTCTTATGCGATAGAGGAATAGATATTAGAAATTCTAATGTCTTACTGGAGAATGTTGCTGTTTCTCGATTTAGAAAGACTGGTATTTACATGGATAATTCTACTGTGAGTACTGCAAAGCACTTCTTTGTTCACAGGATATATGACAGGACCGTAAATCAAACTCGCGAAAGTAATGGGGTGGGAGTTTACTCCGTAGATTCTAATCTTATATTTGATACGAGTTCTACAGATACCTCTAGTTACGCTGCTAACTCCGCTGGAGCTTACATAAACTCCATCTCAAAGTGCGGTATAGGTATCGAAGCCATTAATTCACAGGTAGGCGGCGGAGCACGTTCCTCTGATTTAACTTCATCCTACCCTAAAAACGCTGGCGGAATTGATTTCGACACAACTCATATAACCTGCTTCGGTAACGAGACAGGTATCAGGTTAGAGAATTCTATTTTAAATTATGATGGACGTCCATCTGTATTTTGTAATATAAAAGGAGTGGATGCCTTCCAATCCAATATCACTCTCCCTCAATTTAGTATTGACTACAATCAGGATGAGGGTGTATATCTAAGCAAATCAGGATTTCAATACGGTAACTTTTCAACGTGGTTTGCTGCGTATGGTAGTTGCAGTGCAACCCTAGGCTCGTATAAACCAAAGCCTGCTTATTGTGCCGACTATAATGGTATTAATATTCACTCAGATAAAGGGTCTTCAATATCCCCAGCCCAAGACTGCAGCGCCATCCTAAATCTTGATATGTGGGGAGGGTCCTATTCAGGTACAGGCCAGAATACAATAACTCGGTTAGCGATGAGCAATCATAATGCTGCAGCCCCTTCTATTCTAATCTCTGATAATTCCAATGGAGAGTTCGTACAGTTAGTAGTCGCTACTCCTGGGGTAAATGGAGGTGTAGGAGGTAAGTGCGCTAGAGCAGAAAAGAATTCCACTCTAACAATTCGAGGGACAAGTAAAGGGGCTACTGGGTTAGGTTCCTACGGTACCATTAATAGTTTAGCCGCAATGGAGCGTAACTGGACTACAGCGGCTACTTGCGCTGATGGCAATTCGAAGCTTACTTTTTCTGGCCCTACTAAAATTTCTCGATATGGTATTGCTGTCCTAGCGGTTAACAACTCGGAAGCGTCATTTGGACCTCCTATAACCGCTGGAGAGTCTGCGCCTAATTCCTCTCTTTATGGCTTAGATTTATCTTCCAATCACACCATGGTTGATTTGCATGCCACTAGGTCATGTATAGTAGCCAGTAACAAATCTACACTTAATATGGAGTCTTTGGGAGGGTCTTCTTTAACCCCCGCATCATCCGTAGACTCTAAATCGCTGTCTGCTTTATCTGGACTGTATACGTCCGCAACGTCAGGTAGTTTTGTTAGGTTCTGCCCTAACGGGTTTACAGAAAATGCGATAGGTACTCTTCAGGTAGAGGCTGGGGGCTTTGATACCTTTACACGGACTAGCTTGAGTGGAGCGGCCACTGAGTACCATCCGAATATTAGTACGGGAGGTATGTGCGTTAGAGCTGTAGGTGCGAGTCAAGTTAACGCTAACTTAGTTAATTTTAAGTTCGGAATGGAATCTTCCTCTGTGTCAGGGGTTATGTATAATTATAACGGAACGGGTTGTGAGTATGACGGCTTAACAACTTCAGGAGGGCCTTCCTCTCCCACTTCAAATATTTGTGATTTAGTTACAGATTGCTGTGATTCTGCTGTTACTACAACGACTGCTGTTGGTACTACAACGACGGCTGCTGTTGTTACTTCTACTACTATTACTTCTACTACTATTACTTCTACTACTCTTACTACTATCACTGGCCTTACTTCTACTACTCTTACTACTCTTACTACTCTTACTACGCTTACTACTCTTACTTCTACTACTCTTACTTCTCTTACTACTCTTACTACTACTACTAGTGTTACAGACACTACCTTCACAATCACAATTAGCACTCTTAACTATCCGACTATGGACGTAAGTTTACCTAAGTTCAATGTAGGCGGCGCAAATGTTATTACTCAAGGGGAGACTATACTCCAAGGAGAGAATTTTAACACTAACGACATTGAGTTTGATTGCGTTGGAAGTAGAGTTCATTTATGGAACATAGCAGATACTTCCAGATTACACGCCGCTAATCTGCTCATTAACGGTCAAGCCCCTGAAGCCGCATGCGTTAATAGTATTTGGCACGGACCAACAGGAAGATGGCAGAGTGGTGCTGCTTGTGATTACTACGGTAAGTTTGGGTTTGCCGCAAGCGCCTTTGAGACCTGTTCAATTACAGCAGGGTCTGTAGGGGGTTTCTACAATTTAGGGATATTCCGTATTGTTGGGTCTAATAGGGGGTACCTTAAATCCTACACCGAAGTAGCTTATGATGGTTACCCTATAAGGTCACAATACCTTGGAGGAGGTTCGCCTTTAGACCAGTGCGGAGGTCAGGGTTATCAAACTATGTTTGATATTGCTATTAATACTTCAGGTATTGAAGATGTATCCCGTCATGTAGGTTTAGAGTATGGAACCACCTCAGGAACAGAACCTGTCTTTGGTCGTGGTTTAGCTGGATTACCGAATGAGCCTGGAAAGATTAACGGCCTTATCACTCACGCCCCCATGACAGAAGGTAAGGGTATGCTCTGGGATGTGGGACAGCTACACCCAAATATGCCAGTACCCCCTCTTCACTTGGGTTGGCAAGGGTATATGCGAAATTGGGTTGACGAGTCTGCGGTTAATGTATTCGCTAACGCTAAACACGCCGCAAATAAAAAGGTAAACCTAGTTTCCATTTACCGCTCTACTACCGCTCTTGGAGGGGAAGGTAGAGATACCTTAGGAGGTAATCCAACTTATGGAGTCGGAGTCCGTTCCCTGAACATGTTTGATTTAGATAGGTTGGTATAATGAGCCGTACTTATGAGTATTATGATGTTACTGGAGGGGGGGACGTTATTACGTCTGGATTCCCTGACGTCTTTCATTATGACCCTAGCACCTTTTATAACTATACGGATGACAATCTTGCTACTACAGGATTAGAAATACGCGATAGGTTAATCGGGCAAGCTATGGGATTTCCTGGTTCAGGGACATACTCAGGCGTAACTCTTTTAGTTTCCTCCACCGCAACCCCTGACAGCGAATCTGGCATTTACTCCAGCGTACAAGATGCTGTTGATGCCGTGCCTAGGATTCTCAACTATCCGCTCAACATTGAAATTGCAGATTACGGAAATCTAGGTGCGCTTAACATTACAGGTATTAAGTGTCACGGAGATGGAGCTTTACAGGTACAAATATTAAATCAAGGCTCAGATACCTCAGCGCTTATTAAAACGTTAAAGGATTATAAAAACCTCCCCCCAGCTTATGGTGATGAGTATAAGATACCTTCCTATGTATCATCTCTCGCCTTAGAAACTGCGTTACCTTTAAAGGTTTCTCAGCGGACTGAAGTCTCTACTTTCGACGCCCTAAAATGGAAGACTGGTCGCGCCATCGCTCACCAAACCCCCGACTCCCAGAATGAATTTAATGGAGGAGTAAGCTTTGCCGAGGATACCATCAACACCTGGACCTTCTCTTCTTCTAACGGATTTAACGTAGATAATTATGCTGACGTAGCTCCAGGGAAAGATGCTAGTTGCTCGGCTGGGCCCTTCCCTACCGTTACGTTTGATGGAGTTACCAGTGGAATCGCTAGAGATTACCGAGATAATCCTGTCACAGACGTAGATACGGTCTGTGTTTCTTTATATGGCGCGTATTTTAGCGGTATTGAAATTAAAGACTGTAATAAGGTTAAGCTGAAAGGAGTGATGGTTGACGGGGCTGTGATACGTACCGCATCTCCCCTAGTTGTACAGTACCTTAGAGAGAGCGGGTTATCTCTACTAAATTCCAACGTTCTATTAGAGGATGTCGCTGTTGTAAGATGTAGAACCACAGGTATCCTCGCTAATCAATCTAATGTGTCCGTTACCAAATCTTTAGGAGTATACAGAGTTTTGAGTCAGGGGTGGTTTTCAACTTCTAAGTTCGAGGATAATGATGAAAATCTAGAGGGGAACTCTAGAGGTGTTGGCATCTTCTTAGACCACTCTAACCTAATATTTGATACTAGCAGTGCTGAGGGTTCAGGTAAATACATGAGGACCATCGGTGGAGGTTGTCAGGTAGGTATACAAAGCCTTAACTCTTCTATTGTGGGAGGGGCTAGAAATACAGAACGTACAAATACATACTCTAAAAATGCTGGGGGTGAGGATACTCAAACAGCGCACCTGCAATCGTTTGGAAATGTCCTAGGTTATGGGTGTTGGAATTCAGTAATAGACTTTGATGCAAGATTAGATTCGTTTTTAAATACATCGGGATGCACTATAGTTAACTCTGAAGTTTCCCTGCCTATGTTTAGTGTTGACGATAATGGGTCTAAAGGTATTTACCTAGAGAATTCAACACTGTACTATGGGAAGTTTGCTAAGTTTATTAACGACTTCGGGGGAACTAGCGGTACAAGCGGCATTCCCTTATTTCAATGCGATTGGAATAGTGTAAACTTGCACGCTACGAATAATTCAACAGTAGCAATACACCCAAGCGTATTACAATATAACGACGTAGGTACATGGGGTGGTAATACTGCTACAGGTACAGGCATATCTTCGGTTTCTAGTTGTTCCTTAATGAGAAATCATGGTATTAGCGACGAGACTTCTATGATAGCAGAGCCTGCTATTAAGATTGTTCATCAATCAAATGCGGATATAGTTGGGCTTGGCTATATTGGACACGCCTCTAATTATAAAAGTGCAGGCATGGCCGCAGTTGTTTCTGAGAATTCCACCGCTAGATTTTTAGGGTTTAAGGATAAATGGACTACGGTTACGTCCTGGGGCTCTTTATCCAGTACTCAAGAGTTACGTAATAACTGGGGGACCGCTGCACTTTATGCAACTAATAACTCCAGGATTGAGTTATTAGGGCCTTCTAAAGTATCAAGGTTCGGGGTAAATGTGTTATGCGAGGGAGCTTCTCAAACATATGTAGGGTTTCCTTCAGATAGCGGTATCGCGAGGTACAGGAGTAAGTATGGGCTTGAGGATGAAGCTAACCATACTCGCGCTGAATTCCACTCTTCAAGAGCTTGTTTAGTTGCAAATCGTGAATCCCTTATTAAACTTTACGGGTTAGGTGCATCTGCCAGCACAAGCTCCTTGTATCAAACACCTGGAAGGTATCAAGATACTTCGGGGGGGTATATTACTTTTTTACCTAATGGGTTTAGCGAAAACATTTTAGGTTCTGATACTTCTGGCATTGTCGAAGGCAATAGCCTTTCTAGGTATTCTAGGGGTATGGGCCTATTAGAAGATTACACAACGGAACATGACTCTGGTACTACAGGAGGTATGTGTATTAGGGCCGTTAATGATAGTGCCGTAGAAGTAGACCTAGTAGATTTTAAGTTTGGAGTATCTCCCTCGTCTGTATCAGGCTCGTTTTATAACTGGCATGGAAGCGGGTTAGAGTTCATTGATGATATGGACAATCATACTCCCTTATCTAATACGACACATACTTGTTGGATTGCGGACCTTTGCTGTGAGTGTAATCCAACCACAACTACTACCGCTATCACTGCCACGACTATCACTGGTCTGACTACCACTTCCACGACTAACACTACTCTTACTTCTACTACTCTTACTACTCTTACTTCTACTACTCTTACTACTCTTACTTCTACTACTCTTACTACTCTTACTACTCTTACTACTCTTACTTCTACTACTCCTACTACTCATACCTCTAGTAGCACTACTATTACCACTTCTACTTCTCTTACTACTCTTACTACTCTTACTACTCTTACTACTACAACCTCTACTACTCTTACTACTCTTACTACTACTCCCACTACCCTCACTACTCTTACTACTCTTACTACTACAACCTCTACTACCCCCACTACTCTTACTACTCTTACTACTACCCCCACTACTCTTACTACTCTTACTACTCAT